TAATACAGGTAAAAACGAAAAAGGATGGGCTTCATCTTTCTTGTTATCAAGATGGCAAGGTGATGGATATATCTACAACACAAGTGGTGAGGGATATACTTACTTTTTCGCAGTTGGTTATTCACCAGAAGGTTCAAAGCATGATTTGAACTTTTCTTTTTTAGGGGCTGGACAATGGCACCACCAAAGAGATGTGTGGGTATCTATTAGAGATTACCAAAACTTCGGTACTGATGGTATCGATAGAAGATGGAACTCAAATGGTGGTACTTACCAAGGTGAAGAATTTTCTATGAGAAGAAACTTCTACAACAAACCATTAGCAACATTTAACTGGGATTACCAAATCTCTGATAATGTTAAACTTGCTACCTCCTTATATGGTTCAGCAGGTAGAGGTGGAGGAACAGGTCCAAGAGGTAGAAACTACTACAACTCGGAAACTGATATTCTTCCTTTCAGAAAAGATTTAACTGAACACTACTTAGAAAATGGTAGAGGTTCAAGAACTGCAGATGGATTTATCGATTACGATGCAGTAGTTGCATTCCAAACTTCTAATACCGATGCTTATAGTGGTGGTATTAGTGGATACGATGGACAACTTATCGCATCTAATGGATTCAAAGATGATGGTGTAAATAGAGCTGGTCTTATTAGAAGAGCATCTATGAACTCTCATGACTGGGTTGGAGCAATCTCTAACTTAGAAATCGATAGTGGTAAATTTAAGTACTCAATCGGAATCGATTTGAGAAACTATAAAGGATACCATTATAGAACTGTGAATAACCTAATGGGATTTGATGGTTACTACTCAACTGGTAACAAGAACTCAGCAGGACAAATTCTTAATACTACAATTGATGCTTCTCCATTCCAAGATACTGGAATTAGAGGACCTAAGATTGATTACTTCAACATTGGATATGTTGGATGGCAAGGTGTTAATGGTTTGATTGAATACAATGATGATGAGAAACTAACTGCAGTATTACAAGCAGGTTTATCTAATCAATCATTCCAAAGAGAAGATTTATTTGACCAACCAGCACTACCATTATCTGAAAAAGTTAATGTAGGTGGTGGATATCTTAAAGGTGGTGCAAACTACAACTTTAATGAAAAATCAAATGTATTCTTCAACGCAGGTTTCATTTCAAGACAACCTCAGTTTGGAACTGTATTCCCTAACTACGCAAACATCGTTAATGATGATTTACAAAACGAAGAAATTCGTTCAGTAGAATTAGGATATGGATTCACATCTTCTAAATTAAATGTTAACGTAAACCTTTACTCTACAACATGGGGTAACAGATTCGTTACAAGAAGTTTATCTAACCAACAAGGTGTAGATGGTTCAGCACAATTTAGAAACATTGATGTAGTACACAATGGTATTGAATTCGAAGGAGTTTATAGAGCAACATCTAAGTTAACTCTTAAAGGTATGTTATCAATCGGTGATTGGAAATATACTAACGATTTCTCAGCTGAATTGTTTGATGAAAATCAACAATCAATTGGTACAGGTACTCTTTATACAAAAGATGCTAAAGTTGGTGATGCAGCACAATTCACTTCTTATGTAGAAGCTGATTACAGACTCGGTAAATTTAATGTAGATTTAGGATATAGATTCGTAGATGGACTATATGCTGATTACTCTATTACTGATTCGGCATTTACTCAACCAGATAATGATGGAGCATTAAAACTTCCTTCATATGGTTTATTAGATGGTGGTGTTACTTTTAACATTGGTAAAGGATTATCCTTTAGAGCAAATGTTAATAACCTATTAGATACAGTTTATATTGCTGAATCTAATTCTAACATTCACGCAACTTCAACTTCAACTACTTGGAATGGTATAGATACGAGAAACTCAGTATGGTTCGGATTCGGACGTACTTGGAATGCTTCTCTAAAATACAGATTCTAAAAAAACATAATAAAGGGGGATTTAATTATCCCCTTTTTTATTCTAACTACAAAATCCTTTCCTAATGAAAAAGAAAAAAGACTTAAAAGCATTATTATACCAATATGGTGTAATATATTTCGGAACAGGCCTAATGATGGCTTCTCCTCCAATGATTGATTCCATTTATGGAAAGATAGGAATGATTCTTGGACTAATCCTTATAACAGTTCAAACACAAGTAACAAAACAATATAACCTAACTCTATTAAACTTAGTAGGGATAACAGGTTACATATATGCACTTATAACATCTTTATCCTAAAATGAGTAAGTTAATAAATCTCTATGGTGGACCTGGTATTGGAAAATCTTCCATTGCTGCAGGTATAACTTACAAATTAAAAAAGAAACACATAAGTTGTAATAATCCTTATGAATTCCCAAAAAGATTAGCATGGGATAAAAACATACCAGCGATATCAGACCAGTTGTATGTATTTGCTAATCAACATAGAGGGATAGCAGAATGTTATGGTAAGGTAGATTATATAGTGATTGATTCACCAATTTTATTCTCTACAATTTACCACAGATATTATACAAAAGGATATCCTGCTGAATTTTATGGACAACCTTTTCATGATTTTATTATTGATTTACATAAAAAATATGATTGTATTGATATTCTTTTAGATAGAACCAATCAAGGTACTCATAATGAAAAAGAAAGATATCAAGATTTAGAAGAGTCAATTGCTATTGATAATCTATGTAAAGAAGTATTAGATGAGGTTGGTAACCCATATCATACTATAAAAGTAGGACCAAAAACAGTTAAGAATATACTAAAGTTATTATGAGTAAATTAATATCAGTTGGATGTAGTTTCACTAATTGGCATTTTCCAACTGTTCCTGATTGGCTAGGATATTGTTTTGATGAATATGAAAATTTAGGTAAAGAAGGAGCGGGTAATCGTTATATCTTTAATCAGTTATTTAATTATATTCAAGATAATGATATATCTGATACATTTTTTTATATACAATGGACTGGCATTCCAAGAAGAGATTGGATGGGAGTTGGTAATGAACATTGGAATACTTTGGGTACATTCAATGAAGATGATGGATTAGATGACTTGAGTGAATTAAACTTATTACAATTTTCCACAGAATTTAGAAATTACCTATACACTACCAAAACACACTTTGATTCTTTTAATATACCTTATATTATGAATCATATGCTAGACCCTTGGTTTGATGGTAATTTAGGAGAACCAGGAATAGGAACTGTTCCTAATCACATTTATAAAGAGGGAATCAAACTCATAAATAACTCTACACATCTAGATGATATAAAAAAAATATCAAAAGATAATTTTTTAGAACCTTGTTTGGAATTCTTTTCAATAGATAATAAAAACAAAGAATATGGCCACATTGCATTAGGGCAAGAAAGTGAACCTATGCAAGATTACCACATGAATCCTATGTTATGTCTAAAATATGCAAGAGAAGTTGTTTATCCTAGACTTAAAGATATGATTAGTTTAGAATCTATATTTGATAAAAAATTAGACAAACTATCAGAAGAGTGGTTAGAATCACTTAAAAATCCTGATTTTATGAAACAACATAGAATCCTACATGATAGAAGAGAATTTCAAAATTACTTACATCCATATCCTTGGAATAAAGAATTTAAGAAGATGGATGATGATAAAGATTTTCTTCCAACACCTTTATATAAAATAATTAATGAAAGGCTTGTATAATTCATAAAATTTTCGTATATTTACAAAGTAAATTATAAACTATGAAATATGACCCAAATAATCCAATATCTGATGAAGAGTTGGATAAGATTGCAAAAGAAGATTTTGATAAGTTTTTAGAGTACTTAGATTCAAAATCAGCATATCTTAAAACTAAAACAAGACCTCTTAATTCCCATGAGTTAAAAAAGATGGCAATGTTAGATGCTAAAATACAAGGAAAAGAAGTATCTGATGAAGAATGGGAATCTATTAAAGAAATAGGAAAACAAAACGAGGAACAAATAAAAAAAAGATGGCACAAATAATCGGAAGTGGTAATAACCCACAACAACCAAAGATAGATTTATCTAAAGCAAAAGAAATGAAATGTCAGAATTGTGGAGGTACTGTATTTATACAAGGTACTAAATTCTTAAAGATTTCTAAAATAGTAACAGGTACACCAAATGATGCAATTATACCAGTAGAGTTATATCTATGTGGTGATTGTGGAGAAATCTGTGAAGAGTTACTACCAAAAGAATTAAAAGGAAATGATAAAGAGTAAAACATTATTTGACCATATAAAGGCAGTTACACAATTTCAAGACCCAAAGTATTGGGATAAACTTGAGGATGGTGATAAGAAAACTTGGAGTAACTATATGGTACATCGTTTTCTTTCTATGAATCCTGATTGGATTCAAGTTCTTTCTGAAATACAACCATATACTCAAGTGTTAGAACCAAAACAATTATATCTTGCTCTTATTGGATTACTACCAAAAGGTAGATATTTTCTTAAATATACAAAAGGAAAGGGTGAGGTTAAATATGAAAGTTGGTTAGTAGAATTAATAGTTAAAGAGTTCACTTGTTCTAAAAATGAAGCATTAGATTATTTAGAAATATTTTATGCAACCAAAGAGGGTAGAGAAAACGTAAAGTATATTTGTGAAAAATATGGTATTGACAAAAAAGAAATAACTAAATTAAAGTTAAAAGTGTAATGGATTCATATTGGGATTGGAATAAAGAAAATTTCGATTGGCACTTCGATTCTCAAAAGAAAGTTGAAGATGTGCAATATGTTGGTAGATTTGTATCAGATAAATTAGAATCTTCGGTAAAGAGTGTTGTAGATGTATTGTTATCAGATGAAGATAAATTCTCAGAAACAAGAATAAAGGGAACTTACTACAATAAAGAATCTCAAGATTTCATGGAAGGATATCACAACGATTTAGAAAAAGCTGGTTATGATGAACATAATACTGGTGGTAGACAAACACGAAACCTCCCTCCTATCTTTCACAAAATGGCAGAATTAAGTGGATTATCTAATCCACAGATAATGTTTTTAGAACAACCAAGTGGTAAAATAATTCCATGGCATAGAGATTCCTATAACAATTACAGAAGAAATTATGCAAAAGTACCTGATGATACAGAAGTAATTCGATATCTAATACAACTAAACGATTGGAATTGGGGACATCATGTACTAGTTGGTAACTCTGCAATTCACCAATGGAAACTTGGTGATATTCATTGCTGGGAAGAGGGAATATATCACTCTACTGCAAATTCAGGTTACTGGCCAAGATACTGTTTAACTATTACAGGTATTGTTACAGAAAATTCTTTACATAAAAAATCTCCTAAAAAGCTTGTTTTTTAACAAAATTTTTCGTATCTTTACATAGTAAAAGATAAAATATTATGGCAAGAGTAAGTTACTCACAATATGGAATGTATTCAACTTGTC